AATGAACCCTTTGCCTTCCAGAATAAGGTCTTTTGCGGATTGCGGAAGAGATTGCATTTTTGTAATAACATTACTCTCTATGTGTGCAGGGACTTGTTTGAATACCATTAATCCTTTACCATTCCAACCACTTCTACGAATAGCAAGACCAAATTTCAACGCTTCAATAGCTATACCGAAAGACATTCTTGGAAGCGTGGTAATACTTGTTTCACCTTTTGCAATAGCCATTCTTTGTTCAAGAATTGCAGCATATCGTCCCATAAGTTCACGCTGTAATGAGAGCAGGAAAGCCGGATAATTTTCCTTAATAGCTTCACGGAATTTCTCGGAATCTACAAAAACTGCACACTTCTCGAACTTTTCCATCAAATCAGAATGTTCAATATACAAACGATCAAGGAAAGTGCCAGCCACTTTGTATGCCTTTTCAAACACATCTTTAGGACTCCAACTTTCATAACCATCTTCATAGCGGACATGATAACCGGGAACATCTCTATAACTTTCCGTTCTCAATAATCCTGCTTCACAAGCTTCTGCCTCTGTCATAGGCTCGGCTTCAATCTGTTTTGTTCCAATGTACTTTTTCATCTTTATATTATTTAAAATTATATGTTTATGCTGGATTATATGTACCAGAAATAGGCGCTGTACTTTCATCATCTAAATGCGCCGTACCTGAAATAGACGTTCCGGTAATACTCAATTCAATGGACATAATTTTTGCGCCAGTCGCACCTTTTTCTCCATCACTGCCATTTGTCCCATTATCTCCCTTGGTCCCTTTTAGATTTTTAAAGTCAAACTTTAATTTACCATCTTCTGTAGAAACGTTCACAGATGGAATACCAGTATTATTATCAATAGTTGCTTCTACTTCTGTAATAGAAGAACTGCTACCGTTTGGTTGTTGTATGACAATCATTTTGGCGGCTTTTACTTCCGTCTTACTAATAATACGTATCATCATTCCAATAGGTATATCCAAATCAAATATCCTCTTTCTACAATCAAAATCCAACTTATCGTATGAGCTTGGCTCCATATCTGGCATGTAACGATAAAAGATCAAATTATCTAACGTATTATTCTCAATCTGAATTACACACTTACCTTTTGACGCAAAATCAGCTACATACAGACCTTCTTTTTCGTTAAATTCAATATTTTCCATATCAACAACTATTTAATTTGTATTTATATAGATATTTTTAATCAATTCTTTTACAAAACTTTTATATACGAGATACTATTCCCTTATAGCATTTACACAAAGGAAGCAATGCTACAATCCTTCATCTTCATAAAACATTTTTGCATTCATGATACCGACCTCACTTAGTATTTTTATAGAAAGTCCTTTTTGTACATCAAGCTCAAAAATTATATTATCATTGAATGAAACAGATGGGTATTGATACAATAGCGCATAATCCATTCCTTCCAACTTTGCGTATATACTAAGTATGCCACTTTTCTCTCTGTCTATCTGTATTACACATTTCCCAACAGAGGTAAATTCGCAGGAATATCCCTGTTTTTCTTTATTAAATTCTAGAGTATCCGTTTTTGCCATAATATTTATATTTTAGATTATTATTCTGATTGTTCGAATATATTGCTTATCCTGCTTTTGGAAGCCTCTGCATCTTCTTTTTGAATTTGGGAAAGAGTTTCTTGTGGATCAGCAGAGATACCTAAGTTCTTGATGGCTTCTAATTGGCTGACAACTGCCTTTCCACCACTTGCCGTAACCCACTTTTCTATTTCTGACTTTTCATCATTTTGAATAAACGGAGTTATGACATGCTCAACCTCAACATTATCTACTTCATCTTTCCAAGAAACATTCATCATTTTCAGGAAAGCTTTGATTACGCTACATTCACGTTCAAATGCCTCTATCCATGCACCACTTTCATCTCCAACCTTTAAATGAGCGTCAGTAAGTAAAGTCTGTCTTGCATCAAATCCAATATTGCCTAGAGACTTCATGTTTTCAAAGGAAATATCCGGCATTTGGGATTGTGACCAGAACAGTTTAACAAGGGTGTCTACATGGTATTTTAACGCCTCGATAGATTGCGCCCATGAAACATAGGACACATCCCCGTTTTGTTCTACGCGGTAAACTCTACGGCTTTCTCCTTTATCTTCTCCTCCTTTTATGCCACCAGCTATTTTTAGGATAGGAGCGGAGTTATATGCTATGACATCGCTATTACGTGACAGAGTATATTCGATTTCTTTTCTGATATAGGAAAGACCGTGATAAATGGGAACAGGACGATAGGTGTAGACTCCAGGGATTTTCATAATAACGACCGGTTCTAATTTTACTAATTCCCAGCCGTTTCCCTGTTGTTTCCATTTATAATGGATGTTTGACGTGTATGTTTCAAAGAAAGTAACTTCTTCATTTTTCACCTTTCTAGTGTACTCAAAAGACATTGCGATCATATCACCAAGTTCATCAAGTAAAGGATATAACCTAACACCTTCCATTGGTGAATAAGTTTTGCATTTTAGCTTATATTTACTTTTAAAGCCATATAGAGTGTTGGGACTCTCAACCGTGTACCAAATGGTGAACACTTCACATGAAGCAAAGTAAATATTGCCTCGCTTAATATTTTCACTATCAATACGAGCATACTTATATATCGCTTCAATCGCTTTCGCAATACTTTGGCGGGTTTCATTATCTTCTATGTTATGATATACACGTTTAACCGGAATAGCGAACATGAATTCAGTCATTCGCTTGGTGAGAAGTCTTTCAAGCCCTATATAGATACGCGAAGCTCTCTCTGTATCTCCATTAGAACGGACTTTGTCTTTACGAGTAACAGTGTCAGATACAATCTCATGCTCTGTAGGTTCGTAGTCTTTGATAAGTTTATCCCAAGAGGGGACACAGACTGATTTCTCTTTTAAGTCGTTGATAATATTATCAACAGGTCGGGTACTGTCTAATATAGCGGTTATTTCATCCATGGGCATGTTCCGTACATCTTCATACGGTAATTAGTTGAACAACAGTAAATACCTTTCCAAAAGGAACCGGATAAAACAATACGTATACCCGAGAACATGAAAGGATACGTTAGCATCAGATGCTATGGTGCAAATATAACAAAAGTAACATTTATTACGCCATTTTTAAACAAAAAAAATAATAATATTTATCTAATAACCTACCATTTTTACAGCTTCATGCATATAATATGGAAAGTTAATGCCAGCAATTTCACCTGAATATCCACAACGCCATATTTCAGCTTGCCAATCTTGGATTTCATCACGTTCATCAATATGGTACCTTTTCATCAAATCTCGCATAATGGCACAATCTTCGTATCTTTCCATAACTTTAGCAGAAGAATAAAGATTGAGTAAGACGTATTCTCCATAAAGAAGGAGTACTTTTTCAAATATATAAAGTCTATCTTGTGTCATATCTATTTTTAAAAGTCACACATTATAGTATATTTAGTTTGCAAAATCTTTAGAACTTTTTCTGTTACATGAATTATATCTTCATTATACCTTCTTACGTTTCTGCCATATCCTTTTATGTCGTTGTTTATCTTCTGACGAAGTGTAGCATTTTTAGGCAAACTGATTTCATAGAAACTGCCATCAATTGAAGTTATCAACATATCAGCTTTCTTCTTTTGATAATCCAGTTCAGTTTCTTTGTATTCACCTTTAGGAATGAAATTGGGATTGGGAACTAAATAGCCTTCTGCTACTACATTGCCATTTATATCATATACTTTCATAATCGTGTGTATTAAGCGTTAATACCAATTGATTTTCTCATAAAGTCACTTGCTTGCTCTACTGACATATTCAGCTTCTTTTGAATCAGGATAAGCATACAGCTTACTTGTTCTTCTGTATCTAAGTTACCTTGTACAAACTCTGACATGATGAACTTTTCTATTATTCTCTGTTGGATTATTGTTGCTTTCATTGCTCTTGTCTTTTAATTGTTAGTATTATTGGTTTCTTTTTGTATTGTAAAGATATTCATTATTAACGAGTTAGCCAAACATTTGCACTTTTATTTTTATCACAAACATCTCTAAATCAAAGATTTAACTTTTGACATAGAACAAAAATGGCACCGACTTTCACAAGCCAGTGCACATAAGAGCAATGAAAACACAAAAGAAGTGTTTTCGGTTACAAAGGTACTAAAAGAAACACAACTACAAAAAATCTTTGAGCAGCTCTTCATCGCTAATAAAGCTGTAATCCCTAGGATAGAATGTATTCGCTAATGCATCCATATAGTCAGGAGAACGCTTGATACGTTTTTTTATGTCTTCTTTAGCCTCAATGATAATCTTTCCATTACTGAGGAACCTCCATTTAGTTTCAGTCGCTTCTTCCATTAATTGGTCACATGGAGGTAAAGCTGCACCAAATCCATTTTTAGGATTGAGCCAGTCGCGCAAAGCCCAATACAAATATGCGCGCATATTGGCAAATTCATATTCTCCGGTAATATCATGCAACCCATCCGCACCTTCTGAATATTTACATGAAAAAGCATTTGTAAATTCTTCTTCTAACAAACGGGAATAAACACCTGCCCCCTCTCCTATCGTATCAATAAATGCTTTAGCTCCCTTCTTCTTCAAATAGGGTATCGCCATACCGACTACATGCATATGGTCTGCTCGACCAGCGGATTGATGTACTTCAAACTGCGCCACATAGTTACCATATCGAGGACAAAGTACACTATTGTCGCGTCCCATACCGGCAACGTCAACCCCTAACTTGCAAGATTTGGCTGGAATGAAACTGCTTGCCTGCAATTCCTGCCAATTTCTGTTTGCTATTTCTATCCATTCATAAGGTATAAGCACATCTTCAGATACTTTCGGGAACATACCTCTGACCTTGACACGGAAAAGATCATTTGGACGATATAACTTACCTTCCCATGTAAAA